GCTTTATTGGGCTAACAGAAAACCAAACGCAGTACGTCACAAACGCTCGCAGACAGCTGCAGAACTTGGACGCGGGTTACCTTGATCGTGCGCTGCGGGACAAGCGCTTTGACGCGCAGGTGCGCAGCGCCATTCGTGACGGTATGCCGCTGTCTAAAGAAACTGTCGATAGGTTGACCAACAGGTACCACGACAGGATGCTTGCCCATCGTGGTAAGGTCATCGGGCAGGACCAAGCTCACACTGCGATATCGACAGGTCGCCACGAGGGATTCAACCAGCTCCGCGAAAATCCAAACGTCTCCGAGGTTACAAAACGCTGGCAGTGGAACTTTAGCAACGATCCCCGCGAAGACCACAGGGCCATGGCTTCTGCGCCAGCCAGACCGTTCGACATGCCCTTTGTGTTTGAAGATGGTACGTCCATGCAGATGCCGCATGAAGACGGTGCGCCACCAAAGCACAAGCTTGGCTGCAAGTGCATCGTCTTTTACCGCCCGAGGTTCGTATGATGGAAAATCGCCAGGAGCGTATCCGCCGGTGGGCCGAGGAAACAAAGCTGCGGATGGTCCGTCTGTATCGAGAGAGTCTGCTTGATCTTTTAGAAGCCTGCCAGAACAGCGCACAGTCTATTACATCCGGAGGAGTCTTGATCGAGGGGCGCATTCCTGTTCTAAGCTCCGACCTGATTAATAGTCTTGTGTCCGAGGTGAATGGCGCTGGTGTTGCTGAGGGACCGGCTAGCTACAGCTCGGCTATATCAGCGTTTGATCCGAACGATGGAGACACCGCGCGGTTTGCTTGGACAATGGAATACGCGCATCGAGTCAACTCAGGGTTTAGCGGAACGGACAGCATGGGCAGAACTTTTGACCAGCCTGGATGGCAGTACGTCAGCTATAACGTAGCGCAGTGGTCCTCCATAGTAGCAATGCGGGCGGCAACAGTATGAGAATTTATGAAGACGAGATTGAGCTTATTCTTGGCCAGCATCTTGCTGCAATGAATCCTACTGTTCGTGTTGCTTGGCCAGATAGAGCATCAGATCCCAATCGACCGTATATTGCTTTTCAGTTTGTTCCGGTTAGCGTTGAGGACAGAACGCTTTCGTGCACGCTGCCCAAAGCAAGAGGCTACATCAACCTGACTGTGGTTTCCCTTCGGGGAAAGTTCGGCGCGACCGGCGGGGCTTTGGCAAAGCGTGCAGCGCTTCATTTTAATCGAGGTCGTCGCTTCACTGCCGCTGCCGGAAGGATCGTTCTACCGCGCGATCCTCAACCTGAAATGTCATTCCCAGATGGTGGGGACTGGCGCACACCGCTCCGGATTGATTACGAGACGGAGATCATAAATGGAGGTTCGCCATGAGCGAAAACGATATCGGTCTAACGGTCGCCATTGCTACCGGTGTACCAGCCACCTTTGATGCCGCCGGGTTTGAGGCGTTGACTTGGGTGGTGATTGTGCATCCCATCACAGTGGGCGAAATTGGTGACGCCCACGAGTCCATCGCAGTCCCGAACTTGACGACAGGTCGCACTCGCACGATCAAGGGGGCTGCTGTTGGCGCAACGATCCCATTCACGTTCGGCCAGCACAAGGCTGACGTGGGGCAGATTGCTGTCAAGGCTGCCTGCGCAACAGCTGGCGGCGAGTACAGCTTCCGCGTCACCAACTTGGCTGGTGACGACGAGTACATCTCAGGCGTTCCGATGTCATTCAAGAGATCCGAGCGAAGCAGCTCGAGCTACGCAGGAATTGCTTTCAGCGTCTCGATGAATTACGCGCCTGTCGAAGTGGCGGCTGCGTAAAGTCTTCCCCGGCCATCCTCCCCGCGAGGCTGGGGATACGGGCGGGCGAGTTTGGGTGTTGCTTGCCCGCCCAACAATACAAGCACCCCTTAAAACCCCCAAAGGAAGCACCCCATGGATTTCTCCAAACTCGACACACGCAAGGGCGGCGAAACAGCCAGCCCACTTCACCTACGGTGGCAGCACAACGGTAACTTGATCGTTTCGCCCGAGGGTGAACCAGCGCTTGTCTACGTACTCGGATCGCAGGCGCGGTCAGTGCACAACAACATCATGATTGAGGCTCGCGCCAAGATGGGCGAAGTCGACAAGGGTGATGAAAAGGAAGACCGCGACAAGCTGCTGGCCGACCTTCAGGAGATGCTGGTTGCCGGGTCTGCCCGCGTCATCACAACCTTTGAGGGGATTGACTGGGAAGGCGAACTGATTACAACGGAGGCCATGAAGCTCAAGTTTCTGGACCTGAACTTCATCAGCATTCCTTCGCTGACCGCCAATGCTGCGTTTGACGAGGACGGCAAATGGCTGAAGCCAAGCTTTGCGCAACAGGTTCTGATTCACTCGAATGAGGTGTCCAATTTTTTGGACAAAGAACTTCTCGTCTTGTCCTCGCAGCGGCGCAGTGGGGCTGGCTCCACAGCGTCCCGAAAGGGCAAAAGGTAGCTCGTCTCGAGCGTCCCTACCAAGGCCGCGCATGGGGAGTTCCTGACCTTGGACTCCACGAGCAGTATCTCTGGTCGGCCTTTTGGGAAGCCGGACCGTCAGACAAAAGAGGAGAGCACGAGGCAAGCCTGTCATGGGCTGAACTGCTTGCCTACGCTACTGCAACAGGCGATCTTACAGAACGCTGGGAGTTCACGACAATCTCCCGCATGAGCAAGGCGTACGTTCGATTCCGCAGCCTCGGTTCTGATAACTTTTGCATCCCGCCATGTAAGCTAAAGGAGTTTGCGCCGCATGTCCACAAACTTCGCTGATATTGACATCATAGTTCGTTCCGACAGTGTGCGCAACGCTCGGAACGACATTGATGATCTGGCGGACAACTCTGAGGATGCAGGGCGGCGTGTTCGGCGCAGTTCCAATGTTATGGAGGGCGGATTTAACCGTGTTCGCAGCGCCCTTCTTGGCTTGGCCGCCATGATCGGAGGCGTTTTCGCGGCTACAAAGGCCATAGAAGATGCTCGTAAGTTCTCTGCCGCAATGGCGGAAGCATCGACGCTGATTGACGGAACTGCGCAGCAGATGGCTTTCCTAGAGGAAAGCGCACGGTCTATGGCACGCGAGTTTGGTGGCAGCGGAACGCAGCAGGTGCAGGCCTTTTACCAGGCCATATCTGCTGGAGCTGGCTCAGTTGAAAACGCGGCCAATATTCTTGACAGTGCCAACAGGCTGGCGATTGGCGGCGTGACGTCAGTTGTGGTTGCTGTAGACGCGCTGACCACGGCAACCAACGCGTATGCGGCGAGTGGTCTCACTGCCTCGGATGCCAGCGATGCGATGTTCGTGGCTATCAAAGCGGGTAAAACGACAGCTGGCGAGCTGGGCTCAGCACTGGGTAACGTTGTGCCGATTGCCTCCGCTCTTGGTGTGGAGTTTGATGAACTGCTGGCTGCAACAGCAGCGCTAACCACGCAGGGCCAAACCACGGCCATGGCTGTCACTGGACTTCGTGCGGTGCTGTCGTCTGTCCTCCGGCCAAGCAAAGAGGCGCAAGACGCGTCGAAGGCAATGGGGCTGGAGTTTACTACGGCGGCACTTCGTGCCAGGGGCTTGCAGGGCTTCCTAGACGACGTGATTGTAGCAACTGGCGGAAGCGAAACAGCTATGGCCAGCTTGTTTCCGTCCATCGAAGCGTTAAACGCTGTGCTCTCCTTTGCTGGCGGCGCCGGTGACGCCTTTGCCAGCACCATGGATGGGATGGCTGAGAAAGCAGGTGCCACTCAAGAGGCCTTTGAAAAAATCAACGAGTCTCTGGCACAGCGGTTTAATGTACAGATGGCTATCCTTGGTGACTTGGCCCTGAGTCTGGGGCAAGTTCTTCTGGCTGCAGCAGTTCCAGCGCTTGAGGCCTTGACAGGCGTTTTGATGCTGGCGGTGGAACACTCGCACGAACTGCAGGGCATGTTTCTTGTTGCAGCAGCAACTCTCGTCACCATCTACGCCCCTGCCATGTATGGACTTGTTGTCGCGGCTTATGCTGCAATTGCCGCCTTTGTAACTTTCAAAGGCGTTCTCCTTGCCACAGGCATTGGCGCTTTTGTTGTCCTTGCGGGTCTGCTGGTCGGCAAGTTTCTAGAGCTGGCTGAAAAGGCTGGAGGATTCGGTGAAGCACTGGGGCTGCTAACCGACATCGCTAAAGAGGTATGGGAAAGAATACCCATAGGCGCATCCCTGATGGTCGTCAACCTTCAGATGAAGTTCAACGACATGCTGACGCGGTGGACTAAGGCTGTCGGTACAATGCTTGGAGTGTGGAACACCTTTGTCGACTCTGTGGCTGGAACGAAGCTCGGCAGTCTTGCAGGCATTGAGGGGGGAAACTTTATTGCTGGCACTGCTGAAACAGCAGCCTCTGTTGCGAAACTTGACGCGGAGTTTGCTGACCTAGTTAACAGGTCTGTTGATCTTCAAAACAAGCTTACTGCGCCACTCGCAAGCCTTAAAGCGCTGTCTGATGTGATGAATGGTACTGGTGAAGCAGCTGGTGTAGCTGCCTCCGAAACAGAGGCAATGGCAGCGGCTATTGCGGCAGCCCTGAGCGAGATACCAGCAAACACTCCGGAGACCCCTGATGGATCTGGCGGCGGCGCTGGTGACGTTGTGGCTACATACGCTGAACGTATGCTTGCCCTACTTGGCGGTCTTGAGGGAGAGCGTGCGGTCAAGGAGGAGTGGTACTTGGATGCTCAGGCTATCCTCGCAGACCAGCGGGCTGAGGAACTTCTTGGTACTGAAGCGCATCAACAAGCGCTTGCCGGAATCGAGATGAACCACTTGCTGAATATGCAAGCGTTGAAAGACAAGGCACGAAGCCACGAGCTTTCAGCACAGCAGGGTATGTACTCCGACTTGGCAGGG